CAGCCCTTCAGCTGAAACTATTACTGTGCAGGGTTATCCGGTTTGCGGTGTGCTGGTGGATTCGTGTCTGCCGCCTTCTTTGTTTCCGGCTGAATACAGCGGACTTGACCTGAAGACGATAGCAGAAACGGTTTGCGAGCCGTTCGGAATTAAAGTGACAGTTAAGGGCGATGTAGGCGCTGCTTTTGAAAAAGTGGACTGCGAGCTTGAAGATAAGGTGTGGGAGTTTTTGTCTAAGCTTGCGGAACAGCGCGGAATGTATTTGACCAATACACCAGACGGAAATCTTTTGATTTATAAGCCTGAAAACGAAGCTGTAAGCGCGACTTTCAAGCAGGGCGATGCGCCTTTTATTTCCTGCGTGCCGGAGTTTGACGGACAGAAAATGTATAGCCATGTAACCGGCTACACAAAAACAAGTTCTGAAAACGATTCTCAAACATATACTTATGAAAACAATCTTTTGATAAAACGCGGTGTTTTGCGTTGTTATGGTAAAGCAATTGATGATGCCGAAGAAGGCACGATAGAAGACTCTGTAAAAGCTCTGGCGGGCAAAATGTTTGCTGACTGCGTAAAGTACAAGCTTTCTGTGAGCGGACACCGAGACAAAAACGGTAAACTTTACCGTGAAAATATGGCCGTAAGCGTTTTAGCCCCTGGAGCTGAAATCTATAAGGAAACGAAATTCCTTGCGGACAGTGTGACTTTGAAGCGCGATGACCAGGGCGGAGAAACTACGGAATTTCTTCTGGTCCTTCCTGGAAGTCGTGACGGAAAATTGCCGGAGGCTTACCCGTGGGAAGAATAGCAAGGCTTATAAGCACAAAGATAGAAAAATTTATAATTCAGACGGTAGAAAGCTACTTCGGCGCAAATGTGACTGCTGAGACTTACGCGCCTAGTGGAGACGATTCGCCGCCATTGGAAAATGACAGAATCGTTCTTGTTAAGGTGGACGGAACCGGTAATTTTGTTGCTGTGGGAGTTTTGAGCGTTAGTCAGGGAGCAAAGCCCGGCGAGCGCATTTTGTATTCCAGGAATGAAGATGGAGAAGTGCAGGCGGTTCTGAAGCTTTTGGGCGACGGAACAATAGAAGGCGTTTCTCCCGGCGGTTACAAATACAAAACAGACAAAGACTATAAGGTCGAAGCTTCAGGAGATGTAGGAATAAAAGGGCAGAAAGTAAAAATAGAAGGGCAGGTAGAAGCTACAGGCGGAACTTTTAAGTGTAAGGGAACTGCCGCACCTACCGGAAACGGTTGTTTGTGTGCTCTTGCTGTTTGTCCTGTCAGCGGCGCTGTCCATGTGGGCGACACTGCTGCAAATACTTAGGGGGAAATTATATGGCAATGAACGGTGATGCTTTAGGCGTAGCAATTGCAGCTGCGGTTTTAGATCCTGGAGCAACAGCAGAAGGCAAAGCAATGTGCGAGGAGCTTTGGAAAAAAGTTGCAAACGAAATTGTCAAACATATAAAAGAAAATGCAGAGGTTCCGGCCGGAATTTCTGTAAGTACAACTGGAACGCAATATGCACAATCCGGTTCTACTACTTCGGCAGGTAATGTTATATGAGTGAGAATAAAAACGAATTTAAAGGCGATGTTGAACTTGTTACAAAAGGCGGCGAGTTTGACATTGTGATAGAAGAAGGACTTGTTAAGGACTGTCAGAACTTTGATACGGCGGTTCTTTTGTCTCTTTTTGGTGGTAACTGCGGAGACGTAAACGGCAAGGAAAAAGAAACCTGGTGGGGAAATCTTATTCCTGAAACAAAAGAAGAAGAGCGGATTCAAAGCGAGTTCGGCTGCATGAGTAAAGCTTTGCCAATTACCAGCAGCAATTTACAGAAGGCGTGTGAAGCTGCAAAGCGCGATGTTGCCTGGATAAAAGACGAAGCTGGAGCTGACAAAATTGAAGCGCAGCTTAGCGCGACAAATGCGCAGCGCGTGCAGCTTGAAATAGACATTCAAAAGGATGCGGCAACTATTGCCGGTGGAATATACGAAACACAATGGCAGGAGGCAGTAAGATAAATGGCTTACGAAAATAAAACAATAGACAGTGTTTACAATCTTTTAGTTAATCAGTGCCAGGAGAAGTTCAACAACTCTTTAAGGCTGCTGCCTAAGTCGTTTATAGTGGTTTTGTGTAAGGTTCTGGCCGGAATCTTTATTTTGCCATATAAGCTGGTTGGGTGGTGGTATTTACAACTTTTTCCAGATACAGCCTATTATGGAACTGTTAAAATTTTAGGTTTTACTATAAATCCACTTATAAAACTGGGTGAACAGTTCGGAGTAAAAGAACCTACCAGCGGACAGGCTTGGAGCGGCACAGTTCGCTTAAATGTCGTAAACGAAGGCCGACCTATAATGACAGGCACGCAGTTTAAAAGTGATGCAACCGGGCTTGTGTACGTTTCTGGCGAAACTGTGACGGCTGAAGGCGAAACTGTAGACATTCCAATATACTGCACACAATCAGGAACAGCCGGAAATCTTTCTGAAGGGGATGCAATAAAGCTTGTTTCACCTTTGGGATTTGTAGAACAGGAAGGAAGTATTCAAAGCGTTACACAAATAGGTGTGGATGACGAAACTGAAGAGCATTACAGAGCAAGAGTTAACACTCGTTATGCACTACAACCACAGGGCGGTGCGGCTTCTGATTATAGAATATGGGCTTATGATGTTCCTGGAGTTTTACAGACATATCCATATAACGACGAAGAATCTCCTGGCGGAGTTATAATTTATGTTGCAGGAACTACAGACGTATATCCTACACGTATTCCCGGCCGTGAACTTTGCGTGGCCGTTGGCGAAGCTTGTACGTATGACCCACAGACAGGAATTGCAAGCCGCAAACCTTTAACTGCGATTATTGATCCAGACGCTGATGGTACATATAGAAATATAAAGCCAGTTTCTGTTGTGACCGTTGATGTTTTTATTACAAATATTGTGGGCGTTGATAAGGCGGACTTTGGAGCTTCTTATAAATCAGCTTTGAAGAATTTCTTACTTGAATGCGAACCATACATCCGGGGACTTTCGGACGATAACAACAAAAAGAATCTGATTACTACAAACAATTTAATTGCTATTGCAAACTCTATTGCGACAAGCTACAAGGCAAAATTCGGCACGGTTCAAATGCAGGTTAATAGCGTGACCATGACTGACTACACGCTTAAAAAGAACGAACTTGCGGACCTGGGAACAATTTACATTGACGGTGAGGAATACGAAGAATGAGTGATTTTTTAAAGGCAATCAGGAATTTACTTCCTTCATCATCTCAATGGAACCTGGCGAAATCTTCAAACATGCGAAAGCTTTTTGAAGCGATTGCTGTTTTGCCGGAAGATTTAAGAACAGAAATTGAACAGGTTTATCTGGACTATTTCCCGGAGACCACACGCTGCATTGAGCGATGGGAGCAGGTGTTTCAAATCATTTTTACTCAAAGCGAACTGGAGCAAAGACGTTCGGTTTTATCATCTATCTGGTTGACTTCGCGGGGCGGCCAGTCTTTGCCGTTTTTGCAGAGTGTTTTGCAGAATCTTTTTGCAGAAATCAGAATTGAAGAAAACATTCCTGTAGCAAATCCGCGTAAGGCAAATATTGCCTATTTCTGCGTTTGCGGCAATTCGATTATGTGCTGCGGAAATGAAAAAGCGGTTTGTAATTATCGCGAAGGCGACGAAAGCTTTGTGCCTCAGATTCTGCGAAATGACACTGCAAGCCCATATTCTATTCCGAATAACGCTGATTACTGGAGCTTCTGCTTTTATGTTTGTAAACGCATTATCAGGAATGCGAGAAATCAGATTCTTTATGTGGAAAAATTACAGATTCCTAGCGAATACAAAAACTATATCGAATACCTTATTCTGCGAATTAAACCGCTGCATTCCGTTGCGGTTATGGTCGTTGAATGGGTTTAAGGAGAAAATAGAATGTTAAAGATTGATGCAACCTATTCTGACTACAGAGAAGATTCAGACCCGAATTTTCCTTATGGAAAAGCAATTCCTACTACTACTCCTGGGAGTACAGACGGAACCCCTTGGCTTGACACCTGGTTCAATGACTTAAACGGTGCACGGCAGGCTTTATTCGTAAAAGCTTTTGCAGGTAGCGGCCGGACACCTTCTAACGCGCCGGACAATATTGAAAACTCGGACGTGCTGGATTCAATTTTGAAAATCATTCAGGATTCGTTTTCTTCTAAGCTTTTTGTGTTTGAAATTTCGGGCACCGATGCTGTTATAAGCTGGGCAGACCTGGGCATTACTTACGACGCTAACAAAACTTATTGCGCTATTGCTACTCCACAAGGCAACTATGAAGAGTTTTTGCCTTTTGGTACAGAATGCAAAAATGACGGCCTTCACATTTACCCACGCCGTTTTGAAAACGGCAAGATTGTTCCAGGAACAAGGCATGTAAAATGGGGCACAAGAAAATGGGGAATCGGTAAATGGAACGATTACGCCTCAATGAAAATTAACCTGCAATTTCAAGAGGTTATATCTGAATAAAAAATGCAGCTTTGCTGCTTAAAAAATAGGAGTAAAAATATGGTTGGAATTCCAAAGTATTGCCAGACGAAAAAAGACTGGCAAAACGCCGTGGATTTTGCGATTGCGCAGAATAAGGGTAAAACTGAGCTTTACAGCCGCCTTGAGCAGTTACGTGACAATCACTACATGAACGTGCTGAAGAAAAGCAGTAAAGATAAACCTGTAGAAGAGCAGACACCGGAAGACTATGAGCCGGTAGACAATCCTGCTGCTGAAAAATACAGACTCGGTTTCACAGATGAAGAAATCAATCGTTTGATGGAGGCTTTAAAATGAGTTTGATTTTATACAAAGATTTGATTGATGATTGTTCTGTGGCCTGCATCCCTGAAAGTGGAAATGTTAAGGCTGTGGGTGACAGATTTGTGGAAAAGCAGAATCCTTTTGCTTATGATGACAACATCCTGCTTTTTGCAGCTGGTGTTGGTATTCCTATCTGGAATGGCGAAAGCTGGATTCAGATTATTAACCGCGAAGAAATTTCTATAAATCCAGCAAATAACCTTGATACCGGCGACACTCTGGACATTGAAGCCGATTATTACGGTTATGTCTGCATTGACGGCGGCACACCAGAAATTGTTTTCTCTAAAAACGAAAGCTACCCGGATGGATCTTCTGCTTTGACTTCAAGAAAGTTCTGTCATTTCCACAATGGTGTTATCAGGAAAGTTTCCGATGATGGGCTTTGGATCCCAATTGACTCTCAGGGCAATAAGTTTGGTTCAAGTGGTACAAAATGGCAGGATAACGTGACTGTGGGAATTGTTCCAAACAGCGTATGGGACTTGAAGCACAAACCTGCAATTTCTCACCCTGGTCTTGTTGAAGTAAATGGAAAATGGATTGGAGCTTTCCAGGCAAGTGCTGAGGAAGCAATTTCATTTATGGGCGGCACAAACGGACTTCATGTAAAGTCTGGAAAGCTTGCCACAAAATACGGTGCAATTCCTGTTACCGGTTCTGAAGGTATGAATCAGTACACATTCAATGAACTAGCGCATAAACAGGGCTTGCGCTTACCTAGTTATGCAGAATGGCTTACAGGAGCTTTTGGAAGCCCACAGGGCGAAGACGGTTCAAATAATTATGGATGGACAAAAACAACAAATACAGCCCGAACATACACTGGAGCTTCTGTAAAAACTGCTGACGGCACTTATGATGCTCTTAACGGTGTAAAACCTTACGCAATTAGTGCATACAACCTGCACGACTGTGCCGGAAACGTTTCTGAATGGACTTCTGACTATTCTATCCGCCAGGATTCAACTTCATGGAACTGGCAGAACGTTCTTGGTGCCGGTATGGGTCAGGCTTTTTTGCCATTCGCGGATGGTCTTGTCGCTCTCCACTGCGGGGGCAACTGGGACGACGGCGTGCTTTGTGGTCCTCGCACTGTGAGCGTGAGCTACTACCCTTGGAGCGTCAACACGGGCATCGGTGCCCGGCTGGCCTGTGACAGAGCAAACGCTTAGCGTTTGCGATGCTCTGTTCTCTGAACATCTGTTTTTTTTTCGTCGTAATGAGGTAAAGGCGTGGATTCACAAAAGAATTACCCGAAAGGAAGTATCTGGGGTTTAGAATTATTTCAGAAGTTTTATGACTTCGACAAATACATCGAACCGATTATAGAGCGCTTCCCCTCATTCGAGAAATCAGCGTGGTGTGCAGAAATTAAGAGGCTGATAATTGAAACAATTCGTTTGATTATAAAAACGAATAAATCCCGCAATAAGCTGCCGGGTTGGTTTGAAGTAGACACAAATCTGGAGGTCTTGAGAATCTATATCCGGCGGATGCGCGAAAAGAAATACCTGTCACCCCGCTCTTACGAAGTCGCCGTAAAGCGTCTTGACGAGGTAGGTAAGATTTTGGGTCGTCTTATCAATCCAAACAACGGAGATAAAAGGTAATTGATGTTAAGCAGCTTATTTGCCATTCGCGAATGGTCTTGTCGCTCTCCACTGCGGGAACAACTGGAACAACGGCGTGCATTGTGGTCCTCGCACTGTGAACGTGAACAACAACCCTTGGAACGTCAACACGAACATCGGTGCCCGGCTGGCCTGTGACGAATTGAATTGTGAATAACCAAAAAGATTGCCATATAGGAACGCGCTGTAGATTACGGTCGCAGCGCGGTGACGATTACAATTTTATACGTCAGATCAGTTACCTTTGAACAGGCTTTGCCCTGTTCTAAAGTCTTTTATCAGAAGGGCTACGCGCCCTTCTGATGTATTTTTACAAGCTAAAAGAATGGATAAGCCAGAATATAAAGACGTTTGTGATTTTGAAAATTTATATCAAGCTGCGGTCGAAACTATTCAGGATAAGAAGCTCTACCCGGAAGAGTTGCATTTTGGCAACAACCTGGAAGAAGAGCTTATTAAAATTCAAAATGATTTAATCTGGCATACTTACAAGCCCGGAGAATACTGCTACTTTTATGTTTATGACCCGAAAGAAAGATTGATTTGTGCACCTTCTTTAAGAGACAGGGTTATTCAATCTGCTCTTTGCCGTGTTTTAGAACGATACATCGAACCGCGGTTTGATTTTGATTCATACGCCTGTCGGAAAGGCAAAGGCACACTGGCGGCCGCTAACAGAGCAGCTTCTTTTGCAAAGAAATATACATACTACGCTTATTTCGATATAAAAGGATTCTTTGATAATATTCCGGTCTTACCGTTAGAACAGGTCTACATGAAAAGATTTGTGGATGACCCGGAAATTATGTGGTTATTGCATACAATCTTTATGAAAGATTGCACTGGAGTCGGAATCAAGAAAGGATGCCGGACCAGCCAGCTTTCTGCAAATGTCTATCTGAATGAGCTTGACCATTTTATAAGGCATAAACTGAAGGTAAAAGCGTTTGTCAGGAACATGGATGATTTTATGATTTTCAGTGATGATGTTAATTACCTTAACAACTGTGTGCATCAGATTGCAGACTTCCTGCAAGATGAATTATTTTTGCAGCTGAATACTAAAAGTCATATCGGTACGACTTCCCAGGGATTTGTATTTGTCGGTTACATGATTCATAAAGATTACAAGATTGTTAGAAAGCTTGTTTTGAACAGGAGTAGCACTGCCTTAATGGCGTGGCAAAATGGCAAAATTGATGACGAAAAGTTTTATAGAAGTATGGCAAGCAGAGTAGGGCACTGCCAGGGAACTTCAAGTTATAAATGGTATTGTGAATTTTTACTAAAGGCACTAAAATTTGCACTGGTAGACAGAGACAAAGACTGACTTAATTTGTTTTACAAATATAACATCCTGGTATAAAATCGCTTATACAGGAGGCAAACAAATGGGAATAAAAAGGAAAATACTAATGGGGATTGCAATTTGGTTCGGACTGGCTATAATTGCCTGCATCTTTATAGCTTTACAGCCATCGGAGAAGAAAGAAGCTACTCCGGCCGTAAAACAGGAAAGCAAAGCTGAAGAGCTTCCTCAACCGGCATTCAGCAAAGACAACAGCCTTACAGAAGCTGAAAAGCTCAAAAATCCACTTATTATCAACCATTGTGGACAAATGAGAGTTATAACAAACGGCACTGGGGAGGGCTTAGGATATGCCCAAATAATTGAAGTGCAGCAGGATGATTTTGAAGCAATTACCGGAAAGCAGCTGATGGACTTCTGGAGTGAATGTAATTTTGACGGCTGGCAATTTGTTTACATCTTTGAATGTATAGGAAGGAACAGAACCGGCCGGGGAATGATAATCACAGGCGGAGGCTCTGGGGCACGATACGGACTGTTAGACACAGATGAAGATGCCGGCACAAACTTTGGAAGAGTGATTGAAGAGTACAGACAATTTTTTCACCTGAAGGAAAATAACGGTTTTCAATACTTTAACAGCACGGATCCGGACGATGAACCGCTGCGCTTTTTGGGTGAAGAAGAGCTGGTTTTTATTGTTAATTAAACGAAATAATGTAATATTAAACTTTACAGTTTAATAAATCCGTGATATTCTGATTTTGTCAGGACTGTGAGGGGCAAGTCCAGAAGGAGTTGCTATGGAAGTAAGACAATCAGAATTTGCACGGATGTGTGGCGTGTCAGATATGGCAATAAGCTTGATGGTGAAAAAAGGAAAGCTTACAAGATCTCCTGAAATGCTTATTGATACTGACATCAGCAAAAACAAATCTTATTTAGAAAAGCACTTACAAAAAGTATATCGAAAAAATCACGGTTTGCAGAAGGGTGGCGAATTTGACATTTTTGAAGGTCTGAATAATCAGACTGAGCTGGGGTGTTCGATTTACACGAAAGAAGGAAAAGAAGCTATTGCAGCCTGTCAGTCTCTTATTAAGTACATAGAAAAACTGGAACAAAAGCTTGCATTGCAAGAAAATATTGTGCGAAAGCCTATAGACCCTTCTGCACTTCATTTTTTACAGTCTCTTACAGAATCAATCGTTCAAACAAAAGTTTGCGATGATATGAGAGTGCACGACGCAATGCTTTACACCCTTAACGAAGAGTACAGGCTACCGTATCTTAGTATGCTGAGGCAAAGCCAGAATCAAAAACAATTACAAAACTAATCCGGGGTATTAAGTTCCGGGAAAAGTTCCGGCTGTCCTACTACTAAAAGGTCAAAGGTTTTCAGATGTTTTTTTGCATTGCGAAAATCTTTGGTCCAGGAATAAAGCAGCTGGATGGCGGACTTTTCAGCTTCCAGGCGTGAAGAAAAATCGGATTCCAGTTGATGCGGAAAAATTACCCGGATAAAAGAACAAAGCTTGCATTGGATCGAATAGGAATAGCGGTTATTTTCGCTCTGGTAAATTACAATGTTGATGATAGAATGGCCGTGCCGTTCATTGCGCTGCCAGACTGGCGTGAGTCCATCAAAACTTTGAATTGTAGGCGGTTTTATTCGCATTATTCCTTCTTACTATCCGGGTGCCTGTATATAATCGGATAGTTTGGTTCGATTGTGTTTGAATCCTGGTAAAGAAGCTTCTTTTTCCAGTCGGCCGCATATTGCAGCTCCATACGTGCACCTGTGCTTTGCTGCCAGTCTGAAAGCATATAGACTGCATCGCAAATGTCTATCATTGCATAACAGATATGCAAATAATCCTGGTGCGGTACGTCATCATAATCTGGTAAGACGCAAGGCACAAAGGGGTGGTGGCCTTCTTTTTTAAGCTCTTCTGAAGCTTTTTCAAACTTCTGCAAAACATTCTGGCGGTCTAGGCCGCTAACTTTTCCGGCGATATAGATTTTCATTGTTTTCTTTTTACTCCTGTTCCTGCGGACTCCTTTAACAATTTTAAGCCTCTTCATTTTCTTCCTCATCAAGTTCTGAACCGTCGATGACTTCAGAATAATTGCAGTTACGGCAAGTTCTAAGACAAAGTTCTGTTTCATCAAGCTGTAGTGCGTTCAGATAAATTAAGGACATTTCTTTCTGTGTTTTTATAAAATGATAACGGTGCTCTGTTTCATTCACTATAGGACTACCGTATTGAGTAACATAAAAAATAATTTTTTTCTGAAGTGAATAATAAACATCTTTAGAGCCACATTTACTGCATCCAGAAGAAGCTTTCCACAATCCAAAAATAATTCTGTTTTTTTTATTTTTTTTCAATTTTTTATCATCCTCCTTAGCATAATGTTACCTTTCTCATTTCTTGCATTCATCCTTCGGTTGCGCACCAAGAAACATTTTAAAACGTCTACCACAAGTTTCACATAAATCTTTTTCTTCTGCGAACTCTGCTTTTAGCGTTGCATTAGCCTTATTCACTTCATAAGGATCTAAACTATAGGACAGGGAAAAACCTTTTTCATAAATTTTGCCACATTTATCACACTTCTTTACAGTCATCTTTTCAACCTCTCTAATTAACGCTAATATGAATGTGCTTAACAATCCAGATAATTATTTCTACCCATTTCCAAACCGCAAACGGAACGGTAATAAAAAATCCAATAACAATTGCCATCAAGGCTTTCCAGCCATCATCTCCCATCATACACATACGCTCCCATTGTGATTTTTATACTCCACAATCTTCCAGCTTCTCCAGAAGAAGATTCATTTTTTCTTCATTACATTTTAAGACTGTAATAACCTTGTTTGACTCCATACTGTTTACTTTCTCCAGAACAGCAATTGCTGATTCGTTCAAATCAGTTATTTCATAAAGTAAATTTCGCAGCTCACAGAAATCTATTTTTTTTTCTTCAGACATTTTTTTTCTCCTGTTACTCATAAAGCTTCTGAGCTACAAACAAAGTCGCTTTGACGTCTTCCAGGGAATTGTGAGCTGAAAACTTGAAGTTATAATAAGCGGCCGCTGTGGAAAGCTTCTGCCATTTATAGGAGTTTTTATAGTCGGACCATTCGCCATAGACTTCTGCAAAATCTATCATTACATCCCGCCAGTCCTTTGTTTCTGACTCTTCAGGAAGCCCATCAAATAAAGCTTTATTTCCTGAAGAAACTTTCCTGAAAACATCAACGCCGCTGGCGCGTAAGAAATCTGCATCAAATCCGATGTTATAGGCAATTACAGTTTTGTGACTGTCGAAAATGTCCTGGATGGTTTTTCTGAAAAAACGGAACGTTTTGCAGTTCTTTACCATTTCCGGGCTGATGCCGGAAATCTTTTGAGCTTCCGGCCACTTTTTTCGTCGTGACGGTTTTATATATTCATCAAACAAAACTTTGCCAGTGCCGTCTATAATTGAAAGCTGAATTATTTCGTCGCGTTCAGGATTTAATCCGGTTGTTTCTGTGTCGAAAACTATGCAGCTTTCATCAATCTTCAATTTCTGAATCATCAGAATCCTCCTTGTTTTTGTCTAAAAACATGAAGATAGCGGAACCAATTCCAAAGAAGCCTACAAAAATTAGAATGAGAATTATTCCGATTATTTCACCTATTTTTTTTAATATTAAAAGCATTTTTATTTATTTCTTTTTTCAACCTTTTCAATTGTCTTTTCGACTTCATCAAGCATTTTTCGTTCTTTTGCAATCATCTGACGCAAAACATCCGTGTCTATAACTCTATTGGCGCAATAATCCCAATCAATAGAGTCAGTCCAAAATTTTAGAAAATCTTCATCATTTCCTGCTGCGTTCTGGTCGTAAAGCATAAAATCACCTTTTGTTTAGAATATATCCATATTTCTACTGTCATCGTCATCATCCGGGAATGATGGCGGATTATCAAACGGATTGTCTTCAGGTTCTGGCGGGAATATTTCCTGCTGCGGTGGCGGTGTCTGCTTTGCACCTGGAGACTGTGGAGCAAGTTCCTGCTGGCCGTTTGAATTTTTATTGAGATACTCAAGTCCTTCATCTGTAAAGGAAATGAACTTGAAGCCCCATTCTGGAACAGAATTAACATCCGGGCGGCGCTGGCAATAGTTTTGACCGCCCAGTTCAGGATGGTCTTTCTTCAGATAAAAAATAAAATTACGCTGTTTTAGAGCTTCTGTAGAACCTTCCTGGAAGCCGTTGAAATTCAAATAACATTTATAAAGCTGGCGCGAAAAGATAAAAGCTTTGTCGTCGTTCGGAGTAAAGCGGATGCAAGCGTCGTAGAATTTATCCGTATCTTTGTTCTGGTCGTCGATGTACTGGCTTTTTGCGTTTTCGCATTCCTGGGAAATCGGGATGTTTAGATTATACTTTTGCTTCAGCTCAATATATTTTTCTGCAAGAAGGCGTATGATTGCAGGCGCTTCTGATGCAATAAGTTCTGAAAGCTTTGCAGAATCTCCTGGCACACCTTTGTATAAATCTTTGTACTGTTTATCTTTAATTCGCTTTGCGTGTTCGATATTGAAATGAAATACCAAAAGACGGCGGATAATTCCTGAATCGTGTTTGTAGAAGCTTGGAAGTTCGTTTCCTACAATGATGATCTGGGCGGTCGGCAAAAACTTGTGCAAGCCCTGGCGAAGCTTACGAGCTGAAATCAAGTCGTTTCCAGTCAGACGTTTTAATTCATCAGCATTAAGGCGGCCGTCTTCAGGAAGCTCCATTGTGATTGAGGCGAGCTTTCCTTCCAGCTCCGCAATTTCTGGCGTCGGTCCGTTTTCGTTGTCGAAAGCCTTTTTCTTTGCAATCAAAATCTGTGCTTTAAGCTGCGCAAGATTCTGATTTGTAAAAATCTTTTGCAATGCAGAAATAAAAGTAGACTTTCCTGTTCCTCCTGGTCCGGTCATAAAGCAGGAATAGTTCTTTGAAACGTTCCTGGAAGGAATCAAAGACAGGTAATAAAGCAGCGTGTCTTTTGTTAAGACAGGATTCTTTTTAAGCGTTTCTTCGCTTGGCTGCGCAAAATCCAAATCAAGAGCTTTTAAAAAGAATTCTGGCTTTCCAGCGTTTTTGATGTCTTTGCAAGTGTAGGGCATAGGCACCAGGCGATATTCTTCTGGAAGTCCTTTTCTGAATTTTATTTTGTCTCCGGAGAAATCTAAAACGCCATCCTGGAGAGTCAAAGTTTCTCTAACAGGGTAAGAGTCAAAAAGAATCGGTTCTTTGTTTTCGTCGTGGTAGAATTGTGCTTCTTTTTTGTTCAAGTCGTTAGAAAGCTTCTGACGGAATGAGTTTGAACCGATTTTTTGAATACAATCTAAAACAAGCTTTTTATCGCGCGGATTATTGCGCAGATAGCAAAGCAGAGCATTTGTAAGCGCTGCATGAGCTTCTGTTGCAATGCTAGGGATTCTTACCCAGTAATTGCCTGTAAAGACGTAGTTTGCTTCTTCTGTGTCTATGTAAAGCAGATTACCTTTTAATGCTTTTGCGATTGCGTAGGCTGCAAAAGCGTGGTCGCAGAAATGCAGGAAAGCATTAAATTCATCTGTCTGTGACATCTTTTCATAATCAATCGGTAAAATTGTATCAATCGGTTTTATGATGTGCAAAATCTCTGTGGCCGGAACAAGTATTTCTTCCAGGCGCTTCAAAAGATAATCGGACGTGCCGTGTCTTGCGCCTATTCGGATAATTTCAAACGGCGTGTCTTCACCTTTTTCAGCTTCTGCAATATCTTCTTCAGTGAGGCTGCTGCCTGCCCAGGTGATAAGCTCAGACGTTGCAGCCGGGTCTTTACAGGCTTTAATTGCAGCCGTAAGGAAGTGCGGAATTTCGTCTGCCTCAAGCTCTGAATATTTTATCTTTTTTAATAATGAGCGGAAAAATTTAATAGGAACAGGCTCCCATTCTGAATATTTTTCTCCGGAAAATTTCGACTGTGTTTTTTTGCCTCCAGAAGCTTTTGCCGGTTTTTCTGGTGCGACATAAGGACGTGCATTTTCGATTGCCGCTTTTACCAGGTCAAAGCGGCCGTTCAAAATTGCTTCGTCAGGGTCTTTGAAATCGCAATCATCAGGAAGGCAGGTAACTTTGATTACTCCGGTAAATCCTTCTGAAATAAGCTTATCCGGCACCGTTTCTTTGATTCCGTCTCCTGGCTCAGCCGGAATAAGTCCGAATTTCTTCTGGCCTACAAAGCCCTTTTCAGCTGAATCTTTATCTGCAAAAAGAATAATTTCTGCGATGTTTGCCGGAATTATATATTCTTTTATTTTTGGCTTAGAAAGTCCATTTGTGCCGCCGGTGGCAAAAGCATTATCAATTCCTGAAGCACGGCAAACGATCGCGTCCATTTCGCCTTCCATAAGGACGATGCTTTTTCCGGAAAAATTAACAAGCTCATTTGCAAAAAGAAGAGGCACTGAGCGCGGATTGTATTTATTGCTGGCTTCGCGCTGCTTTTCTTTATCGTAGGCGTAAAAGAAAAGTTTATAACCTAGATTTGTGAGAGTTACAATTCCATCTGACCACCAGGACAATTTGCGCGGATCTTCTTTGAATTGTTCATATTCATTTTTGCTTTTATTCCAGAAATAGCATTTATCAGTATTGAGTGCGACATATTTTTTACTTGAATCTCCAATAGATGGAAACTGCGTAAGTGACCCAAAATCTTCGACACATCCGTTTTCATGGGAATAGGGGAGTCCGGCAGCCCAAAGGGCGGGCAGTCCTAGAGCTGTGATTGTAGGCTGTTTGCCTGGATAATACAAAAAGAATGTTACAAGCTTTGAAAGAATTTCGGACGGGTATTGTGTGATTTTTCCTTTTGTAGAAACGGCTGCACGCTTTGCAAAATAGTTTCTGACGTATTCATCGGAATGTGGAACGCTTTTTAGAAAATCTGTAAATTTTTGTAAAGCTTCCGGATTTGGCACAAAGTCTTTTTTCTCTAGCGCAGACTCAGATTTTTTTTGAGGTAGGGCAGTGAGAGGTGCAGCAGTTCCATCACCGAAAAGCCGGTCAATTTCTTCATATTGTTTTACAAAGTCAGTTTCTCCGGTAAGCACTTTTACAGCTTCGTAAATGTCGCCGGAGCAATCATCGCCACAGCGCCAGCAATGAAATGAAGTTTCTGTAAGCTGACAAGATGGATGCTTGTCTTCATGGGCTGGATTTATACACCTGATAAGACCAGGGCCGTTTGCTTCTATACCCATGTGCTGAAGGTAGGGAATCAAAAATCGCTTATATTTTTCTTTGTCAAACTTTCCCATTTTGAGATTTTATGAGGCCGCAAAGCCCCCCCCCCTCGAAATTTTTCTTAATTTTTCCCAACAGAAACTATTGTTCCGCCGAATTCTTTTTTTAATATGTGAACTTGCAGTGGCACACCAGGAAGAGGTGAAGTCCA